TTCTCATTCTTACTAAAGCCAAGTTTCTTGGGATCACCTTCTAGATGCAAACGCTGTTTTATAAATCTTTCTTGTGCCCGGTTAAGCCAAAAATCGCTTTCTTCAGGTAGGAAATAATCATAGACCGAGGAAGCTACTTTTTGTAACCCCTGGTCTAGAGCATAGTGCATCTCTTGAACAGTCATCTCATGCGAAAGCCCTTAGTTTGGCTTTTAGTGCCGTTAAAATTTGAGAGTTTTTCTTATCCTTCAGAAAGAGTACGGCCTCTTCCATCGAGTCTCCTAAGACAACATCGCCGTCTAGGATACTGTTGCCTACTTTGCGTAGGGCTTCTGCTGTAAGTAATTGCTCAATTAAAGCAGTACTTTCTAAGTTTTTATCTGTTACTACACTTATAAACATATCAGGATTGTCTTCCTGAAGCTCTTCTAAAGTTAATTCTTTTTCTGCAATAGTAAGCTTATCTGGACCGTATCCGTATACACGTAATACCATATCCATACGCTCTTCTGTATCAGTAAGTTTAATAAACTCCTTATAGCTTTTCTTTCTAATCTCTAATCCTACTTTAGCGTCTACAAGCTCTTTTGCAGAATCTACAAAATAATACTTGACTCGCTTAGAACTAGTAATTGAATCTTCATCTGCAGCTACAGCAGGATGCGCTTTGGCAAAATTGTAGCGGATAAAGTCTAATATGTTTAAAGGTTCTCCTCCTTCATCAAGACCTATTTCTAAATCAAGTCCTCCTCCAGGTATAGTAAGTGTCATATCTAAATAGAAACTACGTACTGCTGGTGAAAATTGATTGTCTGTAGCACTAATACCAATAATTTCAGGTAAGTACTTTTTTTGGTCTGAGAAAGATAATCCTCTAATAATGTCTCCTGAAGCTGTAAATACTGATCCTATTTTTCGTTTAGAATCGTTGTATATGTCGTCCGGGAGATTAGTTGGGTTTGGACGGCGCTGTATTGTAATTAAATGTGAAGGCATGTTCTTGAATATCTATTGGTTTATACTATATAATAAAAAGGGGCGGCTCTATTTACCGCCCCTTTCCTCAAATTCTAATTATCTACGAAGCCACACATTCTAAGTGTAGGCAGTTAGTAGCGCGACGAATAGCGATTCCACACTCCTTCATGAAGTGTACAGAACTACCATCCACATCAGTAGCGCGAGTTGCGTTACCTGCAAATCCAGGAGGTACAGAAGCACCAGCGACTGCCCAACGAACTAGCTCACGACCCTTACGAGAAATGTACTGAACGTTCTTCTCTCCATCATATGTAGACATATCAAGGAAGATCATGCGGTAGCTCTCCATAGGAAGACCTGTTACTGGGTGACGGTCAGAGTTTAATGCTCTAGCTCCGTGGTCTAGTAATGGTAAGTGACGTACTGTAATAGTGTGTCCATCGATGTGCTTGTACGAAGTGAAGAAACCTCCCATTACAAGATTACTGCTAGACCCGCTAACAAACGAACCTGGGTCAGTATTCTTAATGTAAGCTCCTGCAGCTAATTCGTTCTTCATAGCATTATCGAACTCTTCCATTCCACCGATTCCAGTGAACAATGTGATGTTCATATCCTGTGCGTCAGAAGCTCCGTATAAAGCGTCACGTACTACAGACTTCAACTTGTTTGATGTTAAAGAAGAGTAAGAATCCACGTTAGGGATTTGCTCAAGAACACCAGCACCTAGTAATACCGGCTTACCGTTATCATCCTTAAGGTGAACGATTCCGTTTGTATCACGGTTGTACTGAGAGAACCATAGAGCGTACTCTGTTTCCTCTTTCCAACGTAGCATGTGCTGATACTCCTCGAAGTCGTACCATAGGTTAGTCGAGCGACCACCTACATTGAACTCAAAGTTAACTACACGGTCAGGCATGTTACCTTCGTATGCGTAAGACTTACGAATAAGACTTATTTGATTACGCATTTTAGAAGGAGCTACCCAGTTGCTCTCATTTCCACGAGATCCAGACATAGCAGCTGGAGCGTAGAGTTGAACAAACATTTTGTTTACAAAAGCAGACGCTCCTGCAGCAGCTCCATCAGGGTTAATTAACTGAACAGAGTACTCGTAGCCTGTAGCAACTGCAACAGGGTCTTCCATTACACGTACTTGAGTTCCATCTGGAGCCTCAAGAATGTATTGACGGATAAACCAACGCTCTGGGAATGTTAGCTTGATACGAGTATGGTTTACACCTGTACCAGATTGAGCTGTACACTCTACCGCTTTATTTAAGCGACCCATAACAGGGTAATCGTACTCTACATCGTTGATGTATTTTGTAGCACCCATACCTTCAGTTAAGAAAGAAAGCGGGAAACGCTTATCCTCTTGACCAGATAGGTGAGTGATTACCGGAGATAGTACATCCGGTTGTGTTAGCATAGCAGCAGCTAGGCTATTTTCATCTGTCATAGCAGATGCGTTGAACGTGTCTTCGTATAAACGAAGCTTTTTAATGTTGTCAGCAGACATGTTATTATATATTTAAAATTAAAGAAGATCTTTTAACGATGGTAACTTCTTGGGAGCAGAGTAACCCGCTTTCCCGCCTTTCATCCGCTTTGACGCTGATGCTTTCTGCTGTAATTTCTGTGTTAAATTCTGTGCTTGCTTTGTATTTCTTTTGTTAGTGACTAGTTTGTTGAGGTCGAACTTCTTCCAAAGCAAATATTCCATTGCTACCTGAGTCTCTACATCCATTGATTCTCTATCGACTGTGCGCTGGGTACGACCTTGCTTGTCTACCGAATCGCTCATCCAAGAGAAAAACTTTGTTTTATCTGCAGTCGGGATATTAAATCCACGAACTGAACCTTTATCAATAGTAGACCTTATAGTCTGCCATTGTTGTTGTAATTCTTGTTGTCTTCCTTCTGCGTCAGCTTTTTGCTTGGCAACTAGCTGAGCTGCTTCTTGTTTCTGTGCTTCACGAAGTTTAACTAAACCTCTATCGGCGTGCTTTTTTAAAATCCCTGCGTCCACGTAATCTTGAACGGTTTCAGCAATCTCTTCATTCGCGTATCCTTGACGGCGCATAATCTCTTGGACTACTATCCTTTGAGAATTTAAATCATCGTCTCCTAGCTCTACGGCACTGAAGTCAATCTCTGGCGAAGTAGCTTGGAAGTACGCTTTAGGGTCTCCCCCATTGTACCTAAACTGCAAATACTCTTCTACATCAGGGAACTGTGTAAACATAGTATCGAGCTGCTCCTTAGCTATTTCATTTGCTACGTTCTGTGTAAACTTTACTACGCCATCATAGTCATCAGAAAAGTTTCCTTCTACTTCGTAACCCAACTTAGAACGTAATACATCTATAACAGACGATTCTTCTTCGGGTTCTCCACTGTCGGGAACTTCTTCCTCTTCCTGTTTCTCTGGAGTAGATGTTCCTTCCACCTCCACAACTTCTTCTTCAGGAGTCTCTTCTGGGGATGGAATGTCAGGCGTTTCTGCATCTAGAGCATTAGGCGTTTCTTGTGTTTCTTCTGGTGAGCTTTCTGCTTCACTTTCTGGAGCCGTTTCTACTGCCGCAGCAGGGGCTTTTTCATTAAGTAAATTAGCTACACTAACTTGGCTTAAATCTAACGAATTTTCTTTTGACATTGCTACAAATTTATAAATCTATACCGGTTTTCACGACATTCTGTATTAATAATTCTACCTCTTTATATACTATCAACTTTTTGCTCTTTGTACAGCTACCTTTTCCTTCTCTACATCGAGTCTAGCACGGTCTATATCGTCCCTACGACCGTTCCCATCGGCATCTGTAACCATTTTACCAGCAAGTTCCATCTTCTTAAGTTCAATCTTATTGATACGATCAAGCTCATTCTGATTAGCTTCATGCCCTTGGTCTGCCTCTTTCTCTGCTTGTGCCATAGCTTGTTGTTGTTCCATAGCTTGCTGCTGTGCTTTGCTTTGTTGTGCTTGCATCTCTTCTTGCTTCTTCTCTACTTCTGCAAGATGCTTCTTTATAGAGCTAAAGTTATTTGAGTCAAGTATCTCAGCTATTGTACTAGGCTGCTGTCCGTTTTGTGCAAACGCTTGTGCCATTTGCTTCATCTGTCCTAGCTTATCTTGCTCTTTACTGCTGTTCTTAACGAATATACCGTACTCCGCTTCTTGGTACTCGTCTGGATCTACGTTTATCATAGCTGTACGAAGGTCAGAAGTAACATATGCCATCTTCTTACCATCTCTCCAAGCTATTTTACTTACATCTATAAGACCTTGATACTCTTTCTCTAAGAAAGACTCGAATTTCCTAAATAGCTCTTCGGATATTACCGAAGATTGGAAGATAGCCCTCTCAGTTACCCCTACCCCGTCAGAAGAGGTAACATTACCCTTACGTTGGCGTGATACCCCTACCATCTCCTCCCATTCGGCTTTAATAGCTTGTAATAGTTGAAACTGTGCTTGGATATACTGACCTAGAGACATATCTAAGACTTGATATTGATTAAAAGATACCCTTTCGTTGTTTTTACCCTCTGCGGTAGAATCTATAAAGGCAAATCCCATAGCATCTGCGTAATACATAAACTTCTCCTCGTCCCATCCGTGTCGCTTAGGAATAGTATTCATCTCCATAAGCATAATCTTATCTTTATTCTTTGCAATAGAAAGCTCTAAACGATAATGGAATACATTGTATAGAACCTGATAAGGTAGTCCCATAGAAACTATAGAGATATTATCGGCATGTCTATTGCTGTATAACCTTCCGTTGTAAGGCATCTTACATACTGAGATATTGTTCATCTCGTTACGCTGTACTCTATGTGGCTGTACGCTAACAAAAGTATCTTTGTCTAACTGGTACCCTTCCCACACTTCGTTTACCCAGTAGTATGTAATAACGTCTCCTTCTTCTTTCTTATACGACTCATCAACAACCATTTGTTGAAACTGCCCTACCTCATCTTCATAATCAAGTATACCTACGCGCGAGAAAGACTTCCAACATACATGAAGTACTTCTACCATACGGTCACTCATCTCTCCTGACCTCTCAGAGAAAAATCCTTGCACTCCTGCATTAGAATCACGTAAGCTTCCACTCGGAGATTCTAAATTATCAATATCTTTTGGTGAGAGTACATCATAGAACTGATCTACTACTTGATTTACACTCATTATCTTCCTACGTACTACCCAATCCGCATCTTCTATATATTCTATATCGGGACTAGCTTCGTAATCTATATCTAAAGGAGAAACTACTTCATACTCTACGTCATTCATAGCTACATCCTTATATGTAAAGGTCTTACCTGTAGTAAGCCAGTCAAAGAACATCTTTTGAATCTTATCTTCCATACCTAACCAATCAAATAGGTAGTTAAGTACCTCTTGACCTGTAATAGCTCTACTGTCTTTATAATTAGTAAGCACTTCTTCCATATACTCCTCTGGTGCAGGCATCTCCTCTG